TGATTATCACCTACAACCCATACTTCACCAGGATGACCTCTTAGGTAAAACATTCTTCTCTCTTCGTGAGTAAAAAAGCTTTTGCCCCAATTAGTCGCTGTACAGTATTTATATGCCATAGTTGCTTCCTCCTTTTGCTTGTTTATAAATCATAATTAACTCGTTGTCACCGTCTTAATTTCAAAATCTGGTATATTCCACTCTTCTGTTGCAGTTGTATTTGCAGTTGAACTAGGTCCTGTAACACCCCCTGCGTACATTTGTTGAGTGTTATTGGCTGACGAACCATCTCCAGATCCAGATCCAACGTTATAACTTCTTGAAGTTGATAAATCGTTTACTTCAGTCCAACTTGTTCCATCCCACAATTCAGTGTTTGTGTAACGATTGGTGCTTTGTCTACCTCCAGCAATAACTGATGATGTTGAAGACCCACTACCGGCAGATAAAAATCTTGCAGTGTTTATCTCAGTTGTTTCAGTCCAAGACGAACCATCCCAAACTTCAACGTCATTTGTAACACCCGGAGGTCTTTCTCCTCCAGCAAACATTGCAGCAGTTTGTGTGCCAATACAATATCCCATAGATCTGTTTCCGCCCTCGTTCAATTCATTTACCTCAGTCCAGTTCGTTCCGTTGTAAGTTTTTGTGTTTGCAGTGAGACCTGGATTATTTCCACCACCAAAAATTATTCCTGCTGTTTGAGATCCACCGGATCCACACTCTGTTGAAACTTCTGGAGTATTATTAACGTTTGTCCAAGAAGATCCATCGTATTCCTCAACTTGAGTTGGATAATACGTAGGAGAGGGATTACCTCCCATATATCCATTTACCAATACAGCTGCTGTGCTGGTTCCAAAACCTCCTGCAGCAGATACGGCTCGATTTGTATCGTGTGTTTCAGTCCAAGAACTTCCGTTGTAAAGTATAGTTCCGGTTGTAATATTTGTTTGAGGACTTCCTCCAAATATGTATGTTGTGTCTCTAGTGCCAGATGTAGCATATAAACTTCTGTTCTGTGGAATACTAGTTCCACTAGCCCATGTTCCAGTTGCCGTTCCAATAGTTTTAAATGCACCATCGGTAGAGTTGTAATAAAAGTCTCCAGCGATTCCTTCACTTGGATCAGATGTACGGGTTTGAACTTGAAACCCCTTTATACCTTTATAATCAGACATAGCTATTATTTATCCTTTAATAGCCAACCTTGAGTCGAGTCTACGTAAACCAATGTAAAACCAGCTCTCTCGGTTGACACTGTTAAATCTGCTGACGAACCCTGTATCTTGTGTGAGTTTCTTCCTACTGTTAAATTATTAGTATCAAAAGTACCTGCGTAATCTATAATCGAAATTTCATCTCCTTGAGTTGCTGATGATGGTAAAGTCATTGTAATAGCACCAGATGTTGTATTAACAAAATATCCGTATCCTGCAGTCATAGTTGCTGCAGTCGTTGCAACTGCTTGCCAGGCTGTACCACCTGATACTTCAGCAAAAGATAATTGACCAACACCCGTTGTGCCAGATCCTGTTACTGATGCAACTTTTAAATATCTATCTGCTGTTACGTTGCCTGTTGGAAATTTTAATGTGTAAGATTGTGAACTTGAGTGCGCCGGAGATTGAAGTTTAATTCCGTGGGAATTGGACTCACAATTTAAAACTAACGTTCCAGGGTTTGTATTACCACCAATAACTACTTCACCAGTTCCGTTAGGTGTCGCAGTAATAGCTCCGTTTGCTCCATCTGTAATTGTAATATTACCAGAGTTTGTTCCTGAGTTTGTATCTAAAATTAGATCGTATGCACCACTTGATGTAATTGTTGATGCAGCTGATCCTGTACCGACCACAACTTCACCAGATCCTTTTGGTGCTAAAGCCAAATCAACATTTGAATCTCCACCTGCAGCAGCAACTTTTGGATCATTGCCTGTTGCAGCATTTGTCATTTCAATGTGATTAACAGCAGAAG